GTTATGATACCTCTATTTTCTACTAGCACATTATTAAAGCTACTTGAATCTATTGCTTCTATATTAAAATTAACATTAACATTTCCGCCACCTGTACCTCTTGCGTTTTGTTGTATTTGTCCTGTTGAGTTTGGAATGAATAACTCTGGACCTCTTTCTCCAACCATAACAGGTTTTCCTTTTGATACAGTACCACCTGAAGCCATTCCACCACCACCCATTATTAACGATAGGAATTGATATTTAGCTTTTTTGTTAGCTTCACTATTTTGTTTATCTTTTTCAGCAGTTATTTGTTTTTCAATACCAAGTGTTACTAATAATTGTGCTATCGTAACATTTTGCAAAGCTATTTGTACTCCAATCTTAACTGCTACTTCTACTAAAGCAGAAATTATTTTTATCAATATTTGATTACCAATGTTTCTCATTGTATCTCCAAATTCTTTTCCTAGAACTATACTTTCAGCAATACCTTTTGACATTCCTTTAATACCCATTTCAAATATTTCAAATGCTTGTTTAGATAAATTAGTAAGTTTCTTTAATGAATCTTCATTAAGTTTTTCTATCTCTTTTCTAAATGGAGATATATGTCTTTTCATATTTTCTGCTTCTTTCGCAGCTTTATTCATTTCTTCATAAATTTCAGCAGTTTGTCTATTTGCTTCAACCATAAATCCATTTAATTCTTTAAATCCTTTTTCAAGTGCTTTAGTTGCACTTCCCCATTCGGCAGTATTCTTTTCATTCATACCTAATTTTTTAGCAAGGGCATCTAAATCAATACCTATTTTTTCAATTAAATATCCTATCCCTAATATAGCCAATCTTCCCTTTGTACCGAGCATTAGGAAGCCAATAAGACCCATTGAAGCTACTGCTGGGGGTAATAAGGACATAACATTAAATATCCCTTTTATGCCTGTCATAACGACTTTAAATGGTGTTCTTAATACATCAATTAATTGTGCTGAACCTAATAGAATAAATTTAGTTGTCTTAATTAAAGCATCAGATAATCCTTTTGCAAAATCTGCCAATGCCTTTTCATTATTTTCTATTGCTCTATTAATTAAAGCTAAACCTGATTTGATAAAATCAAAGAACCCACCTTTATTAGTGTCCATTTTAAATTTAAAAAGTTTATCGCCTAACATTGAAAGTGTTCCTGTAAATGTAGTTGACATCACTTCAGTTGCTTTTCCGAACTTACCATTCTTACCAAATACTTCTTCGAATCTTTGTGCAGTTTCTTCAGCAGTAACTTGGACTCCTTGTTTAAATCCTAGCATTGCTGTTACACCTCTTTCTCTAAACATATCAGCAGAAGCAATACCACCTGAAAATGCTCTTTGGATTTGTTCAGCAGTCATTCTAAAATCTAATCCTGTTACTGCCGCAACATTACCTGTAATCTCTAATACTTTTTGAAGTTCTTTAGCACCACCAGAAGCAACACTTGTAATGGTTGCTAAATTTCCTGATGCCGCAGATATTTGTTCTAGTGAGAAAGGTACTCTTGCCGCAAATGTAGTTAAAGTATTAAATGCTTCAGCACCTTTTTTAGTTGATTGAAATAAGAAATTAAATTTAACTTCAAGTTGTTCTATTTCTCTCCCTGTATTAATTAAATTTCTAATGACTAATCCACCACCGATACCTACTAAAGCAGATTGAACTGAAAATACTGATGCTCTTAAATTAGTTAAACCTCTTTTTATTGCACCAAAGGCAACCTTTGTTTTATCTTTTGCTAATATATTTAATACTAAATTTTGTGCCATTATCTATGCCTTGCTTTATTCATAGCCATTTCATGTTCTTCTTGTTCTAACATCAAATAACCTATCCAATGGTTATACTCCCATTCTTCCATTTGTAAAACTTCTTTTAAGGATATTTTTAACCTATCTGCTACAATAAAACAATTCTTTAGTTGAGGATCAGATTTTAGTTTTTTTTTACTTCTTCAGGATTGATTGCTTTTACCATTTCTGTGGCTATGCGTGAGAGGACATCTGAATCTACTTTGTGCATTAAACCTATTTTATCTTCTAATGTAAATAGTTTATTGCCATCTTTATCTACTGCTTTCATAACTAAAATATCAGCAAGAATACTGACATCATTAAGATTATCAGACTTTTTAAATAATTTATTTTTTTCAGATAGTGTTATAGGATTCCAATAAATGACACTAGGATTACCAGCTTCATCTTTCCATTCTTCAACTTCTATATGTTGAACACCAAGAGACTCAAAATGAGATTTTGCTCTGTCAATAAATTTCATACAATATTATTATACAGTTGCTCTTGTCAATGCTCCTGTGCCTTGAAAAGTAACTGATCTTGTAATTATTGAATCCATCGCATTACTAACAGACATTCCTGTAATAAGACCTGTTCCTGTAAATTTTTCATCTCCAGAAGAATTGCCCTCTGGTAATAAAACAAAAGAGATAGAACTTCCTACTGTTAAAGTTTGTTGTGGAGAATCAGTTTCATCATAATTCATTTCTAAAGTTCCTGAAAATGATGTTCTTCCAGCAACAAATGATTTAGTTGCATCTGTTAAAGCTGTATCTTCTACAACATCTGCAGAAGTTTCAAGTGTAAAACCTGTTAGTTCCCCAACACCAGTTCCACCAGCAGTTACGACTCCTTCTTTTCCGTGATGTGTTGCCATGTTTTAGTATCCTTTTTACTTGTTTGCTTGTTTTGTTTTTCTTGTTTCCAGCCTAAAGCTAAAAAATTTTCAAGTTGAGTTTCATTAATTGTAACTTCATTCCCATCTTTATATAATTTAATGTCTTTAGCCATAATGTCTTTTACTATTTATCTTCTTCTTCGTCAAGTTCTTCATCATCTTCCCACTCATTTTCTTCATCTTCCATATCCACAGTATTACCATCGTCTATTTCTCTATGAGTGTCAATAAGTTCTTTAATATCTGCTACTAATTCTTCAATTTTATCTAATTTCTTTTCTGCTTTGTCTAATGTTTTATCGTTCATATTTTATCCTATGGAGTTGCACTATCATGTTCATAAATTACTCTAACAACCATACTGATAGCACCATAAGGAAATAGAGTACCAGCATCAGTTTCTAATGAAATAACTTCTGTGTCTAATGCTTTGTTGTTTCGTGTTATATCAGATTCAAGTTCTGTTTCAATAGCACTTGCTAAAGTATTTCTAGCAGTATCTATATTACTTTCAGTTCCTTTTGTATATCCTGTTATTAAAAATTCTAAATTACCTATTCTTGATTTAGCACCACTTCCTAATTCTTGATCTTCTTTTTCTTCTGCTTGTGTTTGTACTAATACTGCTGGATATTGTGCTTGTGATAATTCTTCTAAATTAAAAGGTTGTCTTGTTACCTTTTTAATTGATGGACTTGATATTCCAGAAATTGTGGAAACTATATGACTTGCAATATCTTCTCTTTTACTCATATCTTTAATGCCTTAATTTGTTTCTTCATAAACTTTTCAAATGTATCTCTTATAACCTTTTCTGTTCTTTTATCATAGCCAAAAAACTTTCTTACAGGCAATTTACCCATACCTTGTTGATGCCATAATGCTTTTTTTGCTTGTGCTTGACTTCTAAAATATATTTGTACTTGATTTTTATTTCTTTTTTTAGAATCAATAGATTGTAGCATTCTATTAGTGTCTTGAAGATTTACTATTGTCTTACCCTTTTCTTCTGCATAACTAGGACTATAACCAACAAATCTTTTTCTATTTATATCTAATCCTTTATCAGTTCTTGTATCAATAATTGTTTTTAATTGAACACCAGCTTGTTCTAAACCTTTTGTAACTATATTAGGAAACCTTTTAAAAAATTTATTAAATCTTCTTCTAACTAAAGGTAGATTAGATGTAACTTTAGCATTTAACATTATCTAGTTAATCTTCTTGAGCCATGCAAAGGTTCTTTTTCATTTACAGAAATAGTGCCGCCAGAATCGCTATCATATTCTACACCATCTTCTAATATAGAACGAAATTCTTTGTTATATTCACTTCTATAAAATTCAATCATTCTTTCAAATCTATCTTTATCAGCTTCAGGTCTAAATTTAG